TGGCAACTCATCTTTTAACTTTGGATCGTAGTAATAGAAATACATACGTCCAATTATAGTATTCGTTTTAAGTCGTTCCTTGTCGTTTAGGAGCGCTTGGCGAGTTGGTTTCAAGTCTTTAATTTTAGACATGAGCCAATCTCTTGCGGCAGTAGTCCTAGGTTCAGTACCCGACTTTGCAAGTTGTTGTTTTATTCGTTCTATTAAATATGCCATTATCTATTTATGTCAATAAATTAAATCTCATTATTACCTTATAATCTTGAGTATTTCTTATAAGTATTGGTGTCCGCTTTCAAATTAGATACCTAGTTCCTTCTCAGTCATAATCATGAATTTCCAACCATGTTCCTGACAAAAGATGTCCGCAGCTTTCCACTTTTCCTGATTCACAACATAAGTTGCAGCCTCACGGATATATCGTTGAGTTTTCTTCTTTTGAACAGGCATCTTGGTTTGCTCTAACGGTTTCACTTCAATAATATACGTCATTACGGAACCGTCTTTTTGTTTAATTTTGGCAATGAAGTCCGGAAAATAACGATGTATTCTGTTATCTAGGGGTGATTTATATGGTATCGGCAGTTCTTCAGATGCCCACCACACCACGTTTGGATGTTCATCCAACCACTTCATAACACGCACTTCCCATGTGGAACGATAGATGATGTTATCCGCATCACCATTATATTTCTTTGGATTTTTGGGTTGGAACCGACCCTTATAGGTTTTCTTACCGAATGTCATATAAATATCTAGTTAACTCTTTTAGGAATCTTAATGGGAATTTTTAATCTTTTTGGTGGTGGTATCACTTTTGGTACTAATGTTCGACCTGGAACTAGCGTTTTGACTGATTCGAAATACAATACCAATCTGTTTAAATATCCAAGCGATTTGGGTGCGGCTGATAAAGGTCATTATATACTTATAAACATTAATGAACAGATTAATACATCATTTCCTGGTACTAGAGTTGAATCTGACTTACCTTCTGTTTTAGCAAATAAAGCATCAATTGCTAAACAATTTGGTGGTTATGATACGGCTGCAGGTTTAGCTAACGTATCAAAAGGTTTGCAAGACTTGGCAGCTGCGGCAGCTGATACTTCCATAGGTAAATTTCTCATAAAAGGTGCAGAGGGTATTGCTTCTTTAGCACCAGATAAATCTAAAGAAGTTGTTGGTGATGGTATGGGAGAAATTAGTGAATTTTTTGATAAAGTAGATGCAAATATTGGTATTAGAACTATTCGTAGGATAACTGATACAATTGCTCTTTATATGCCAAGTAATTTAACTTTTTCATATAATCAAGCATATAATGAGTTGAGACCTGGTGGTACTGGTTTGCAAACTGGTCTTTCAATTTTAAATTCTGCGGCCGATACTTATAAAAGTAGTGGCAACGTAATTGATACAAAAGCAATGTTTAAAAGTCTTTCTCCATTTCTTGCAAACTCTCTACTTCAAAGTGCTGGGCCTGTTGGTCAAATTTTATTTACTGCTGGCACAGGTGGTAAAGTTCAAAATCCAATGCTTGAAATATTATATTCTTCTCCACAGTTTAGAGAATTCAATTTTGATTTTTTAATGTTTCCAAGGTCTGAACAAGAAGCATTAGAAGTTCAAAATATTATTGATAGATTAAAATTTCACCAAGCACCTGAATTAGTTAAGAATAGTGGTGGTTACTTTTTATATCCTCCTTCTGAATTTGATATTTCTTTTTATTATAATGGCCATGAAAATCCAAACATACCGAAAATTTCAACTTGTGTTTTAACAACTATAACAACAGATTATACACCAGGAGGTTTTGCTACATATGAAGTCGAAGGTGAAAGTATTGCCTCTATGGGTAGAACCGGTATGCCAGTTGGTATTAAATTGAGCTTATCATTTAAAGAAACCGAATACCTTGTTAAAGGTAGTCCTCTATTGGGTAATTCTAAGAGAAACACTACTGAAACAGTTAGTGCTAGTGTGGGCGGGGATCCTACACAACCAAAAAATCCATTGAGAGGATAACTTAATATATGGCAAAATATTTTAGTAAATTTCCTAAAGCTTATTATAGTTTAGAAAATACTCCTTACAGTATTGATGTTGTTACAAACATCATATCTCGGTTTTCGCTTGAACAATCATTCAAAGAAAACACATCAATCTATGAGAAATATAGTGTTCAAGAGAGTGATACACCAGAAATTATAGCATCAAAAATTTATGATTCACCCGAACGTCATTGGATTGTTTTGATGATGAATGATATTGTTGATGCACAATATGATTGGCCTTTGGAATATAGAACACTAACAACATTTATTAATGACAAATATACCGCAAATGCAAATACTGCGGCCGGTCAAACTGGATTAATGTGGGCTCAAGAAAATACTCATTCATATTATTCTGTCGAAAAAAGAACAACAATAAGAACTGGTGATTATTCTGAGAAAAAAGTCCGTGTTGATGCCAACACATATGCCAATGTTGTTACTACATCAAGTAATAAAACACTTAATGATGGTAATGAAATAAGAATTGACATATCTAAAGAAACAAAATCATATTATGACTATGAAATTGATGAAAATGAAAGTAAAAGGCAAATTAAAATTTTAAAACCTGGATTTGCTTATGCTCTTGAACAAGAGTTGAAAGCTGTATTTACCACATGAGTCTTAATCTAACACAAGCAACTCAATTCAAGATAAAGGACTTAACACTTATCACGAAATTGGGTAGCGTAAATATTACGGGAATTTATCAAGAAATAAACATATATGATAGTGTGTTTATGCCATGTGTTCGTGGTGATATTTTGATTCAAGATGCGATTGGTTTATGTAATAAACTTATATTAGACGGTAGTGAATACATCTCAATGGAAATCACCAAAGGTGAAGAATCCGGTTATAATTCTAGTGCAACAACATTCAAAAGAACTTTTAGAATTTATAAACTAAGTGGAAGAGAAAATGTAAATCAAAACTCTGAAATTTATATTTTATATTTTGCATCGGATGAAATGGTATATTCAGAACAACAAAAAATAAATCAATCATTTACTGGTACATATAGTGATATTGTTAATGTTGTTTTAAAAAAATACCTTTTGGTTTCTAGTAAAAAAATAAACAAAGTATCAACAACAAAAGGTGTGCATACCGTGATTGTTCCAGGACTATCACCATTCGATACAATGAATTGGTTGAGTAAGAAAGCAATTGATTCTGAATCTTTACCTAATTTTTTATTTTTTGAAAATAAGTATGGGTACAATTTTGTTTCACTATCAGAATTGATTCAAACTCCATCAATAATGGATATCAATTTTGAACCGAAAAATTTTGCCACATCTGGTAATAAAGAGTTTTATGGTGCTCGTGAAGCAAAAATTGTAAGTTCTAATGATTTGATTGAAAACATAAAAAATGGTGTTTATGCTGGTAAATTTATTGGTATTGATCCACTAACACGAAAAGTTAGTATCAACAGAATAGATTTTCAACAAACATATGGTAAAACTAAATCACATTTAAACAAGTATCCAAATTTTACAGGAGCTGTTAATAGACAAGGTAAAGATTCGGCACAAATGTTTGATTCCAAAGTTTCATTGTATGCATTTCAATCTTTTCGTGGTGCTACACCTTGGGTTCAAACAAACGACTCAAAAACCGGAACAATTATTGATAACACTCACGCATATGTTTTTCAGAGAGCTCCTATATTTGCAAACTTGTTACAGACAACAATTCATTTGAATTTACCTGGTAATTTTGGCATCACTTCTGGTACTATTATTAATTTAATAATGCCAGTAAAATCAACAAAACCAGATGCGGGTGATGCTTTAGATGAAACATTAAGTGGCAAATATATAGTTACTGCAACAAGACAAATGATTAAAGGTGATATGCACGAAACGGTTATTGAAGTGGCCACAGACTCCACAAATAGACCTTTCTTTAAACGATTAACGGGTGAGTTGTTAACAGCAACATTAATGTGATGAATACTAATTTTGCAGGTAAAAATGGATTTATATGGTGGGTTGGTGTCGTAGAGAATCGTGTTGACCCAATGGCTGTTGGTCGATGCCAAGTTCGTATATTTGGGTGGCACAACGAAAATCCTGTTATATTGCCGACAGCGGATTTACCTTGGGCTCAAGCCTTAATACCACTTAATAATTCAAAGAATTTTTCTGCACCAAGAGTTGGTGATTGGGTTCTTGGATTTTTTATGGATGGTGAGCAAGCTCAAATTCCCGTTATGATGGGTGTTTTACCAGGACTAAAACCATGAGGAATAATTTAAATGCCAGTTGAAACCTTTCCAGTAAATCGTGGAGGTGTGATTGTTGTTGGTGGATTAGCAAAAGAAAATTCACCGCCACAGTGTGTTCGCACAGGTGATGCACCACAATCTGGAACTCCATCAAATACTCCAGGTACTTGTTATGGTAGAGTTGAGGGTACAATCATCGATGCAACAAATAAAAAAAGAGCCCACGTTTGCGATTTCATTTCTGAAATGCAGAAGAATATTGCTTTGAAAAAATACACTAAGGCTATTGGTAGAGTTATAAGAGAAGCCATTCAAAAAGTAATGAAACTTTTAGGTCTAAGTGATAGAACTGGTAAATTTTCATATATCATAAACAAATTAAAAGCATTTGCGGCTGAATTGAGAAGAATCAATAAAGAAATTATACAACCAATTATTGATTTTGAAAAATATGTTTTGGCTTATATCACAAAACTTCGTGCCCTTATACAATGGATTTTAAGTTTGCCTGCTGCTTTGTTGAAACTACTTGCTGATTGTTTAGCTAGATTATTGAAGTTGATTAAAAGTATTTTTAGTGATATAATATCAGAAGCAACAAAAGACTTAGGTGGTGGTAAAGGTCAAGATGGATTTTCAGATTTAATTGCGGCTGCAAAAGATGCGGCTAAAGCGACTGGAGAAACGATAAGTAAGGTGACACAGGCGGCTGCTTTAGCAATTGAAATTCCTATTGCGGCAACAGCTGGTATTTTAGTTCCCGTCAATCAAGCTGAATTGGATGCGGCTAATAATACAATACAGAAATATACTTCTGAAAATCCTACTGCATCCGATTTAACAAATGCTGGACAAAATAAATTGGCACAGTTTGGATTTCCAGATAAAACTGATTTGAATGAAAAACTTTTAACTATAACAAAACCGGCTTTATAATATGGCAACATTACCAGAATTAGGAAACGTACCTGGAATTCCAAGTGATACGGGTTGGACAGAACCAGAATCAGCTGCGAACACATCATATCAACCTTTGTATCCTTATAATGATGCAAAGCAAACGGAAAGTGGTCATCTATTTGAAATGGATGACACACCTACCCGTGAACGAATTCGTTTGCAACACGGTAAAAGTTTAACATTTATTGAAATGCATCCAAATGGTGACCAAGTACATAAGGTATTTGGTGATGATTATGAAATTACAATTAAAAATAAAAATGTTTTAATTCAAGGTCGTTGTAGTGTGACCGTTATTGGTGATTGCAACATGGAAGTTCGTGGTGATTATAATCTAGATGTTAAAGGTGATTATAATTTACAAGTTGCTGGTAGAATGAACACTCGTGCTAAAGGTGACATAAGTTTTTCTGGTGATGAAGATATTTCAATTACTGCAAATGAAAATTTTGGCGGTGCAATCAGAATGGCTGCTGCCGACCATTTGTATTTGGATTCACACCTTTATGTTAAAGGTTCAATGACCTCTGATGGTATCGTTACTTGTGATAGTCTTACTGCTGGTAACGAATTAGGTGGTGGTGTTTTTGCCGGTAGTTTTGGTTTCGTTTCAATATCAGGAGGTTTATCTTTGGGTGTACCTGTAGCTGTTCCTGGTTCTGTTTATGCTGTAGGTTCGGGAACATTTGGTATATCTGTTTTTGCACCTTATATTTCTTCGTTGTATAGTTCAACGATTATTGGCGGCGCAATTTGGCAGTCTGATGTACTCAACTATGTTAAACGTCTGATACACAGACCATCAGGTACTGGTGAAGCTAAAGTTTCAACTTAATTTATTATGAAAAGGAAATAAAATGGCAAGTGTATATGGAAGATTAGGATTCGATTTTGATGCTAACAATGTTGGCATGATGGCGTTATCAAACAATGCAATAGAACATTTAAATACAGCTCCAAATTTTTTACCACACGAATGGCAAGTAACTGACCTTGCAAATAATGATACTGATGGATACTATAAAAATCCAACTGCGAATCTTTGTATATCATTGTATGAAAATGCAAACTCTATTTTTAAAACAACAATGAATATTGGTTTTCCTTATGGTACTGTTAATACAAAACAAATCTTAGCTAATACTGCCAATAACTTTATGATATCTGTAAATGGATTTAAATCTCACACAGATAATCTTACTGTAACCGCTGTTGAAGATGGTGGTGTGGATGCCAATCAATTTCCATACAGACAAAGTGCCATGGGTTTTGGTAAGTTTTTAATTTATTTAACCTTTCAGACCGATGGAGTTTCAAACGCTTCGGCTGCACTAGGTAGTTTTACTAGTTTGTTTGTAAACGACCAACTAGAATCAAATAATACCATTCTTTATAATGATTTCATTACTTTGAATAATTCAATAACATCTGGTAATTCCAGTTTGTCTGGTGATGCGGTAAATTTAATCATTTCACATATTGAAACCGCAAATAATTTAATTAGTGTTAGGAAAAACCATGATGTTCAGTTTTTCCGTAACAGTAGTGAAGTTCTTAAAGACTTTGGAGTTGTGTCGGAATTTTCAAATATGGGAGAAGTTGACTCTAATATGGCCAATAATTATATTGGTTCCGACAAATTACTTTCCAGAATTAACCCATAAATAGAATATGGCAACCGTAACCACAGATATCGTTAGAGATTTTAAAGACCTGGACTTGAATTTTACCATCCATCCAGTTCGGAAAGACATTAATAGAGTCATCGGACCGATGGCTGTTGTCAATTCCATCAAAAATCTAATACTCACAAACTACTATGAGAGACCATTTCAACCAGATATTGGTTCAAATGTTCGTAGATTATTGTTTGAAAATCTTGATAATATTACGGCAACCACTTTAAAAAATGAAATAGAGCGGACTATTGTGAACTATGAGCCTAGAGCGGCTGTTAAAGATATAAATGTGACCGCCGATTTCGAAAATAATGGGTTTAAAGTTTACTTGGAATTTTTCATTGTAAACCAGACACAACCCATTATAATTAATTTCCTTCTTGAACGGATTCGATAAATGGCAAACGCACGTTTACAAATTTCTGACCTTGATTTTGACACAATCAAGAATAATTTAAAATCGTACCTACAACAACAATCTGAATTTACAGATTATGATTTTGAAGGTTCTAGTTTAAATATTCTGTTGGATATTCTGGCTTATAACACTCATTATAATGCTTACTACTTAAACATGGTTGCCAATGAGGCATTCATGGATACCGCTTTATTGCGTGATTCGGTTGTTTCTCATGCTAAAACTTTAAATTATGTTCCGTTTTCTTACTCCGCACCTAAAGCAATTATCAATGTAACAGTAATTTCATTAAACAGTACACCAGGAACTTTAACACTTCCTAAAGGTTTTACTTTCAGTTCAAATTTAATTGACAACATCTCATATAATTTTGTTACACTTGAAGATGCTACGGTAACAAAATCTAATACTACATATTATTTTGAAAATTTGGCAATCTACGAAGGTAGATTAGTGGATTACGTTTACACTTTTAATAAAAATTCTAATCCAAAATCCATATTTACTTTACCAGATTCAAACATTGACACAAATACATTGTATGTAACTGTAGCTGATGTGAGTGGAAATTCAGCAACACAAGTTTATAATAAAGTTACAGAAATTTTAGATGTTGATTCTACATCATTAGTTTATTTTTTACAAGAATCTAAAAAAGGTAACTATGAAATTTATTTTGGTGACGGTGTAATTGGTAAAGCTCTTATTGATGGTTCTACCGTTAGTGTTAATTATCTTGTAACTTCAGGTATACCTGCAAATTCCGTTGATGGATTTATTGCTGATTCTTCTATTGGTGGATTTACCGATGTGTTGATAGACGTTGTAGCTGTTGCTAGTGGTGGTGCAATTCGTGAATCGGTAGATTCAATTAAATATTCTGCGGCTGCACAGTATGCTAATCAAAATAGATTGGTAACAATTAAAGATTATGAAACATACATTCAATCAAAATATCCAGGTATAGATTCATTATCTGTTTGGGGTGGTGAAAATGAACCAGTACCTGTTTATGGTAAAGTTTTCATTTCATTAAAACCAAAAACAAATTATTTTATTTCTGAATTGGAAAAAGCTCGTATTATTTCCGAAATTATTGACCCAAAATCTATTGTAACTGTTCAGTCTGAAATTCGTGACCCCGAATATTTGTATTTGTCGGTCGAATCTTCGGTTCAATATGATCCAAGAAAAACTGTTTTATCTGAAGATGCAATTAAAACGAACATTAGAAACGCTATCATATCTTATCGTAATTCATTTTTAAATAAATTTGGTGCAAGTTTCATATTATCAAAACTTCAAGACTCTATTGATGGAACAGATATCAATTCTATTCTTGGTTCTGAAGCAACAGTTCGTGTTCAACGCCGATTCGAACCACTATTAAATCAAACAGCAAGTTACAATATTAATTTTAATGTGCCTTTACATCGTGGTACAATTACAAATAAATTAACATCAACCGAGTTTGATGTATATGACACTGGTGGCACATTAAGAACCGCACAATTTGATGAATCGCCACAATCATTTACAGGTATTTCTGAAATACAAGTTATTGATCCTGGCTCTGGATATACAACTGCGCCAACAGTTACAATTAGTGGTGATGGTAGTAATGCAACCGCAGAGGCAACGATTGTAAATGGACGTATTCAAAAAATTACAGTTACAAATCGTGGCTCAGAATATACCAGAGCGACTGTAGCTATTTCTGGTGGAAATGGTTTTGGTGCTTCAGCTCTTGCTGTTGTTGATGCAAAAATTGGTACTTTAAGAACCATTTATTATGATTCATTAGCACAAAGACAAATTATTAATGCTAGTGCTGGTACAATTTTTTATGATACTGGCCTTATAGTTATTAATGACATACGATTCTTGGCTGTCAGTTCAACTGATAATTTAATTCGTATGACGATTGAGGCTGACAAAGGTATAATTCAATCAACAAGAAGCACTATCATTACAATTGATGAGACCGATCCAACATCAATTGTTACCACATTAACAAAAAATAATAAACAATAATGTCTGAACAAAAAACATCATTACTGATTAATCGTCAGGTACCTGAGTTTGTTCGGGATGAATACCCTACGTTTATTAATTTCTTGGAAGCTTACTATGAGTTTTTAGAAAATAAACAAACGGGTCAAAATAATGATTTAGTTAATAAATCAAAAGACCTTCGTTATATTTCTGACGTTGATTATTCAATAGCACAATTTGAAAATAACTTTCTTAATACGTTTGCTACTTTTTTACCTAAAGATGTTAAAGTAGATAAAGCCTTTTTAATTAAACAAATGTTACCTTTGTATCTATCAAAGGGTAACGAAAAATCTTTTAAACTTCTTTTCAAATTAATTTTCAATGAAGAAGTTGAAGTCATCAAACCTAAATCAAGTATTCTTCGAGCATCTGATGGTAAATGGTTAATTGAAAAAGCTTTCCGTATTTCACAAGATGTGTATAGTACCTATACTGCAAATGGTAATACTTCATCTAGTGCAACGGCAACAGGCAATACCGTTTTTAAAATGGCACAAATTGCCACTACTGATAAAATTCAAGTTTATGTAAATAATGTTTTGCAATCTTCAGGATACAATGTTAGACCTGAATCAAGAAAAGTTGTATTTAATACATCACCTTCAGCCAATTCAACAATTAAAATTTTATATAATGATTTTAATTATGCATTACTGGAAAATAGAAAACTGATAGGTTCAAGTTCTGGTGCATCTGCTATTGTTGAGAGAGCTGCTCAAAAAACTGTTAATGCTAAATCAGCTTTTGAGTTATATGTCAACGACAAAACATTGGTTGGTACATTTTCAAACGGTGAATTTGCGACTACTAATATTATTGATACTGATGGTAGTCTTATAAATTTACAAGTTTCTGGTCTATCAACATTAGCAACAATTAATGTTATTGACGGTGGCGCTAGTTATAATGTTGGTGACCCTGTTATCATTACTGGTGGCGGTGCAGTAGAAACAGCTGAAGCGATTGTTTCGGAAGTATTTTCTGGATTTATTAACCAAATTCGTGTTCTTGCCGGTGGCGCAGGATTTAAAACTGGTTCAAATGTAAATCTTATTGGTGCTACTGCAAATGCATCATTGGTTCTTGCTATTGATGCTGTTGATACTTCGGGTGCAAATAGTGCAAATACTTTTGTTGTTGACACTACAAGAATTGCCAACTATGCATCGATTGCAATTAATGCAGCAGACTATGGTTTTCCAAACACCGCTATATCGGAGAATGTTAGTTCACGAATTATAGATGCTTTAGCATTTTCAAATGTAACAAGTATTGGAGCAATTACTAACGTAGCAATTTTGTTTGCTAATGCAATTTTCGCAACTGTTCCAACTTTAGATGCCGATTCGGCACCGTTTTTAAATGGAGCTTCCGAAGAACAGCATATTTCATATACTCGTTCTGTTGGTAGAATAAACATTAACAATGGCGGTAACAATTATAAAATTGGTGACGAATTAATTTTTACCACTTCAGGTAACATGAATTTTGGTTTTGGTGCAGCAGCCGCAGTAAGGAATGTATCTTCAACTGGTGCAATCACTCAAGTAGAATTACAACCACCAAGAATTGCTGGCACAGCAAATGTTTATGGTATCACAAATGTAACTGTTAGTGGTACCAATACATACTTCTTAGATGAATTGCGTGTTGGTGATAGAATTATGATTAATAGTGAATCACGTTATATCAACACAATTACTTCCAATACATCACTTAATGTTAATGCTAATTTTCTGTACACAACAACGGGTGGTGGTAAAAAAATTGGATTGCATGGTTTGTTACCAGTTGGTGGTGTGAATTACGAAAAAACAAAATTACCAACAATAAATGTTTCTTCTGTTTCTGGTGCAAATGCAAACCTTGCAGTCATTGCTCTTATGGGTGATGGTGAAAATTTATTTGCAACTGCTGACCAAGACCCTGGTTCAATTATAAAAATTAGGGTTGTAAATGCTGGTTCGGGATATCAAACACCACCAACAATTGATTTGACACAAAAAGGTGACGGTACTGCAACTGCAAATGCTTTGGTTGAACCAAGTTATGTTACCTTTCCTGGTCGTTGGACTTCTTCTGATAGTATCCTTTCAGCCTCTGAACGTGTAATACAAGGTAGAGATTATTATATTGACTATGCATATGTCCTAGCTTCAAAAGTTGAATTTTCTAAATTTAAAGAGTTGTTCAAAAACTTAATTCATCCTGCAGGATTTAAACAATATGCAGATTTTAGAATTGATGAAATTGTTTCAGCAAATAACATATCAATTAACAGTTATTCAAGTAATGTTATTTCTGGATTAGTCAATGTTAACAGTAGCATATATGTAACTGGCACCAATACTTTGTTCAATATTGCAAACACTAACAATGTTATCACAATTGGAACACAAATTGCAATTAATTCCGAAGTCAGAACAATAAGTAGTATTTTGAGTAATACCGTACTACGGGTTTCTTCTGCATTTACTCAGTCCGCAAACAACCAAGAACTTGTAATTGTTACATAAATAAAGAATTACTATGGCTACCTCATACACATCCAAAAAACTGTCGTTCAATAACGCAGAACAATTTAAAGAATCCTTTGCTGAACCGCAACCGACTGTTGGTTACTTGTTCATTGGCAATAATGTTCCTTATGCAAACGAACTATCACCAAATTCAATCGTAGATTCCACATCCGATGAAAAGACGGTATGGGACAATATGTTTGCCGCAAAGAAAATTACTGGTAATGATGTTGAATTGGTTGTACCTCGCATCAATTGGGTTACAACTAAACGATATAAACAGTTTGATGATAAAATTTCAACTAATGAATTATTGACTGCTGATAGTGGTGTTGGTGGTAATAGTCAACCGATGTATATTTTGACAAGTGCAAGAAATGTCTACAAGTGTTTGTCTAATAATTCTAATGTGGTTTCTACTGTGGAACCTTCTGGTGATTATAATACCGCAAACGGCACAATTCGTACCGCAGACGGATATATTTGGAAATATCTTTATAATGTTAAAGCTTCTAACAAGTTTTTGACTTCTGCTTGGATTCCAGCACCAACTTCTACGTCTAAATTGGATTATAATGTTAGTTCAACAAGTGTTATTGATGGTGAGCTGGTGACTATTATGGTTACAAATGGTGGTACTGGTTATGCAAACCCAACCACTACAGCTACAGCTTTCGGTATAGGTGTTACTGCTTTAACACTAATAAGTGCCGTAAATGTTGTTGCGAATATGACTGTAACTGGTACTGGAATTGCAACTGGAACTTTGGTTTCTACTGTTAATACTTTGTCGAGTATTATCACAATTTCTTCCGCAACCACAGCAAATGGTGGTGGTACAGGAAACAACATCACATTCGGTACTAGAGTTTATATTTCAGGTGACGGTTCTGGTGCAGAAGCTACTGCAAACATCGTAAATAGTTCAATTTCTAAAATTACAGTTGATGTAACGGGTTTAGGATATTCTTTTGCCAATGCAATCATTTACGGTTCTGGTACTGGTGCAAATGTAAGAGTGGTTTTACCACCAAAATATGGCCACGGAATGAACCCAGCTAAAGAATTAAACGGTGCCAATGTTATGGTTGCCGAAAGAATTGGCCAAGTAGATGCATCAGAAAGTGGATTAATTTCAACATCAACTTCAATAAGACAGTATGGTTTACTGAGAGACCCGTATAAATATGGTGCAAACACAGCAGTATCAACGTCTAACGCAAATACTGTTATTTCTCAAACTGTTAATTTGACTCTGGTTGCAGGTTCTGCATTTTCCCTAAATGAGTTTGTTTATCAAGGTGGTGCAGCAAATAATGCTTATTTTTATGGTTTCGTTAACTCTCAAACATCAAATGAGGTTCGCCTAACTAAAGTAAGGGGTGATGTTGCAGTTGGTGGACTATTAATTGGTGCAACTTCGGGTGTTACTAGAACGGTCGTTAAAAGAAATAATCCCGAATTCCAACCATATACAGGTGATATTGAGTATGTTGAAAATATTACAAAGATTCAAAGAGCAGATGGTCAAGCCGAAAATATTAAATTTGTTATCAGATTTTAAGGAAATTATTTAATGTCGTTAAATACTAATTTTAATGTCAATCCGTATTATGACGATTATGACGAAAACAAAAAGTTTCTTCGTATATTGTTTAAACCGGGTTATGCAGTTCAAGCCCGTGAGCTCACACAATCTCAAACTATTTTACAGAAACAAGTAGAACGATTTGGTCAACACATTTTTAAAAATGGCTCCGTTGTTTCTGGTGGCCAACTGTTTATTCATGATACCACATATTTAAATGTAAGCACAGATTACGCTGGTACAGCGGTTAACATAAATGATTTTAATGGTAAAACAATTACCAATTTGGCAGGAACAAAAACTGGTCAAGTAGTTGTTGTTTATGATACGAATGTCGGTGTAACACCGAATCAACCAAAAGTAGTTTATGTAAAACAAATTTCAGGAACAGCTTTTGTTGCCGGTGATACAATTACTACAGTTGAAACTAATCCAGTTTTTGCTAATGTTGCAACAGGTGGTGTTGGAACTGGCCAAACATTTTCTGTAACTGATGGTGTCTATTTTTATGATGGATTTTTCCTTAAAAATGATGAACAAACAATCGCAATTAGTAAATACAATACATCATCTAATGCAAGAGTTGGTTTTGAAATTACAGAATCTATTGTTGAATCTACACAAGATACATCTATGTTGGATCCAGCTCAAGATGCTTCAAACTTTCAAGCACCAGGTGCTGACCGATTTAAAGTTGATTTAATTCTTTCTAGTCGTTCATTAAATTCTACTGACGATACACAATTTATTGAATTAGCTAGAGTTGAAAACGGAGTTCTATCTTATGCATTAATTTACCCACAGTATGCTGTTCTTGAAGATACTTTAGCAAGAAGAACATTTGATGAATCTGGTAATTATACTGTTCGACCATTCAAACTTGCATTAGAAACAAGTTCAGCCAATACTGCAAAAGCTAATGTTATTTTATCACCAGGTAAAGCATACGTTTATGGTTACGAATATGAATCAATTGCGCCAACGACAATTACATTCGATAAACCACGTACAACAGATTCCGTTTTAGTTAAACGACTAACTGCTGACTATGGTTACTATGTCTATTCAAACACACATTTTGGTTCTTTACCAATTAACAGTTTACAAACAATAGATTTACATTGTGTATCAAATAGTACAATCAATGTAACATCTACTGGCACAATTACTAATACAAAGATTGGTACAGCTCGTGTTAAATCTATTGCCTTTGAAACGGCAGCAAATACACAAAACTCCGCAACATATACCTATCGCACATATTTGTTTGATGTAAATGTTGGTTCTATTACAGGTGGTAATGTTGTTGTTTTAGGAACAAATACTGGCTATGTTCAAATTGCAAACAGTATAACTGGTTCACAATTATACTCAACTTCTAATACTGCTTATACTGGTTCTAAATTTAGAATTTTAACCGGTCCTGGTGCTGGCGAAAAACCAAAAACAATTATAAACTATAATGGTGCAACTCAGACAATTCAACTTTCTGAGCCTTTTATTACCACACCAAATTCAACATCTAATTGGTCTATTGATTTTGAATTTAATGATGTTAAATCATTATCGGTAGTTAGTGGTACAACTCGTCTTGTTGGAGTTGATATTGATACTTCATCTAAAGACCCAGCTTCAACATATAATGACACGTTCATTTCAGATAGCAACCTTGAACCATTATTATTTAATCTTGGCCAAACTTATATTGCACAAAATACAATTGCTAATTTTTCATACTCGTATAAACGTCTGTATGAATCACAATCATTCTCATCTTCACAATCTCCAGCATTAACTGTTGGTACTGGTGAAACAATTTCTACTGCAATAAGTTCTTCCGCTAAGGCTGAGAATTATCAAATTGTTGTTACAACCGCAGGCACATCACCATATACTGTTGGTCAAATTATTCCCACCAACTTGTATACTGTAGATTCAGGAACTCGTAAAATTACTGTTACTTCTGGTAACAACATGGTTGCAAATATTACTTCAACTATTAATGCAAGTAATCCTGGTTCAAAAGGCAAAACATATGTTGGCGCTAATGCTACTGTGCAAACATCTGGCGGAACAAGCATTTTTGCAAACAATGGAGTAATACTCTATACCGCAAATGGCCAAGTTCACATTATGGCCAACACAATTTATAAAACTCCAGGTACAGTTCAATCGTTATTTGTTCCTGATGTTACTGAATTGGTTTCGGTTTTAGATTTCAATAACACTTCAATTACTGTTGCTAATTCATCTAGTGCAGTCGATGTTACATCACGATACACTTTAGATAACGGCCAAAGAGATTCATTCTATGACCATTCATCTATTAGACTAAAAGCTGGTGTGTCTGCACCTGTTGGTCCGCTAGTTGTTAAGTTTAATCGTTTTAGTTCATCTGGTGCAGGATTCTTCACCGTTGATTCATATGTTGGATACAATTACGGAAGTATTCCTGCTTACACTTCTCAGGCAACAGGGCAAGTTTACGAATTAAAAGATTGCCTTGATTATAGACCTGTTAGGTCATCTCCAACAACACCAACGACAGCAAACACCGTCAGCTTCGATGTTGACTCAACCACGACTGGTCCTAAGATTCCAGAGAATGGTTCTGATGTAATTTTAGATTATCAATATTATCTACCAAGAATAGATAAGGTAATGTTAAACAAAAATCGTAATTTTGAAGTTGTTCAAGGCAATCCTTCTTTGACGCCAGTTACACCTCTTGATAAAGATGGTGCGATGACAATGTATATTCTTCGTGAGCCTGCTTATGTTGCCAATACATCCGAAATTGAAGTTCAATACATTGATAATAGACGTTACACAATGCGTGATATTGGCACATTAGACAAACGCATTGGAAATCTTGAATATTATACTTCACTTTCTTTACTTGAACAAAATGCATTGAACAAACAAGATTTGACCATTTTGGATTCTACAAATTTACCACGATTCAAAAATGGTATTGTTGTAGATTCATTTGATGGTTCATCCGTTGCTGACGTAACAAATAATGACTATTCTGTGTCTATTGATCCTAAGAAAAAGGAAGTTAGACCAACATTCAATATTACATCACATTTATTAACATTTGATTCAGCCAATTCATCCAACTATTTACAAGCTGGTCCAATTGTGATGCCAAATGCATCACATACTGTTTTTGTTGACCAAAACAAATCTTCAAAGGTGTATAATATTAATCCATTTAATATTGTAAACTACATTGGTAAAATTCAATTGAATCCACCATCAGATGTTTGGATTGATACTGATAAACAACCAGACGTTCTTGTAAACCTTGAAGGTGATAAAGATGCATGGGCTCTGATTACTCAAAACGCTTTTAGCTATGAGTGGGGTAATTGGGAAACTTATTGGTCAGGCACATCAACATCTTCGTCTGTTAATGGACATACTGGTGGTCGCCAAGCAGTCATCGAAACTACAAATACAACTACTACCAAAAAAGATACCCGTGCGGGTGTGTTCTCGACAGTTGTACCATCAACCATCACTCAATCATTGGGTGACCGTGTTATTGATGTATCAATTATTCCATATATGCGTGACCGTGGTGTATTGTTTACTTGTTCCGATTTTAAACCAAGTACAGAACTTTATGGTTTCTTTGACAACATTAGTGTAAACAAATATATTGCTCGTGCAAACAAATTTACATTAAGTTCGAACAACTTAGGTTACATTACACAATCTGGTAATCCAGAAACGGTTAATGTTACCAATACCGCAACAAGCACCGTTAATGCAACAGCATTTATTGTTCGCACATCAAATAGAGAAGCCTTTGTAGTTAATTTAAGTCCTTCAACATTGTTGAATGGTACAACTATGAATTTGGTCGGTCAAACAAGTGGCACATCAATTAAAATTGATGGTTATGACCATTATTCTGGATTTGTTACCTCTGCCACATCTAATACAATTGTATTGGCTGTGGATGCTACGAGTGCAAACAATACTGGTGATTATGCTGGTGCAACAGTTTACATTGTATCTGGAACTGGTGTTGGTCAATCAGCAACAGTTTCTTCTTATACAACAGCAACAAGAACATTAACAATTGTTGGAACATGGACAACCACACCAACATCGAATTCAATTTACTCAATTGGTAATTTAACGACAACAGCTGCAGGTGATGTTTCTGGTGTGTTTAATATTCCAAACGGAGTGTTCCGCATTGGTGAGAAAAACTTCCGATTGATTGATACCTCAAGTGGTGATATTGGTTCATCTTCTACAAACGGAGATGCCTCATTTTTCGCACAAGGTATCTTACAAAGAACAGAAAATACAATTATTTCTGCAACTGTTCCAACAACTCAACGTGTTGCTGTTAAAAGTGAACGTATTGTTACAACATCAGCTATTACGGCGGAACGTCAAATTGGTTGGTATGACCCACTAGCACAAACATTTTTGGTGTCACCATCAAATTACCCACAAGGTATTTTCTTATCTAAGGCTCGTTTCTGTTTCAAGTCAAAAGACACAACTGTGCCTATTACATTACAAGTTCGTTCTGTTGTGAATGGTTATCCGTCAACCTCTTTGGTTTATCCATATTCAACAGTTACATTAACACCGGATAAAGTTAAGACAACCACATCTCCCGATTTGGATGATGCAACAAAATATACGGAATTTGTATTTGATTCACCATTGTTCTTACAACCTGGTGAACATTGTTTTGTATTGTTATCTAACTCTAACAAGTATGAAACATATGCGGCTGAAATTGGTAAATTAGATACAGTATCAGCAAGACAGATTTCAGAACAACCATATCAAGGTTCATTGTTCTTATCACAAAACGGTTCTACATGGACTGCCGAACAAAATGCAGATTTAATGTTCAGATTGTTCCGTTATACATTTAATACTGGTGCAACTGTGGCACAATTCAATGTGGATTATCCTGATGCTAATACAGTATATGATTTAATGCATTTAATGGCTACAGGAATATCTGTTGAAAATACTTCAATCACATATCAATTCAATTCTGAAAAAGCCACCACTGGTGGTAAAACTGGATTGTTGCCATTTACACCCTTTACTGATTATCCAATGATTGATGGATATGGACGCCGTGTGTTAACAACAACTGCTAATACGACATTGACAGTTAAAGCTACAATGGCAACCAGCAATCCAGATGTTGCTCCATTCATTGATACTTCTCGCATGAATATGATTGCGGTTGAAAACATCATTAATGATTTGCCATTGAGTAACTCTGGAATCGTGTTAGCAAGTGGTGGAACAGGATACTCCACTAATGCAAATGCCGTTGTAACAATTACTGGTGGTGGAGGTTCAGGTGCCACGGCAGCTGCTGTTGTAACTAACAATGTCGTTACATCTGTATATCTAACTGCTACTGGTTCTGGTTATGAAACATCACCAACAATTACATTGGTTGATGCTAATACAACACCAGGCACCGGTGTAACAATTACCTATAACGGTGAAGATAAAAAATCTGGTGGTAACTCCAATGTTCGATACATTACTCGCAAGGTTAATTTAGCTGATGGATTTGATTCTGGTGATTTGCGTGTTTATGTAACTGCATACAAACCATCAGGTTCAAACATCCGTGTTTACTACAAAATGTTGTCGATTTCTGATCCAAATGCATTTGAAGATACAAATTATCAATTAATGACACAATTAAATAACACTAATTTTGTGTCAAATAATTATAACGACTATCGTGAAATCTCATATGCTCCAGGTGTTAATGGCATAGCAAACAATTCTGTAAGTTACACTTCAGGTTCCACTTCATATAGTAACTTTAGAACATTTGGAATTAAGATTGTATTAAATGGCACATCAACAACCGATGTTCCAAAGGTGCGTGATTTCCGTGCGATTGCACTGCCTGCAGGTAATTAATTATGTACGCAAAAGTAAAAGAACATGAAAATTTAATTAGGGATATGAATTCCAAGGCTGTTCTAAATACAGATAAAGAAGGGTTGCATGATTATCTTCGTAAGAGAGAAGTTGCCAAAAAGCAACAAGAAGAACAATCTGAAACTAAAAGTCGGTTGACAAAAATAGAACAAGATATGTCAGAAATTAAAAACTTATTGCAAAATATAGCAAACTCAAGGTTCAGAGATGGCAATTAATCAATTAACAACCGCCAATACATTTCAACAATGGTTGACTGCAACACAGTCTTTAATTTCGACTGCAAATACGTTAACTGATGGTAATGGCGCATCATTCATTGCCAATACGATACTTGATGTTTCTGGTACTGGTTCACAATTAAACGTAAGAAATAATGCTGGTATTAATACTCTTTATGCCAACAATATTTTAATCTCATCTAACATTTCAACTTTAAATGTTACATCAAACGTAACTGTTGGTGGAGATGCTTTTATATCTGGAAACTTGACTGTTTCTGGAAATATCACATTAGATACCATTGGTTTTGATGACCTGATGGTCAATGGTTCTGCGACAATTGCAAATACATTGTCCGTAACGGGTAATACAACACTAAGCAATTCTACCATAACATATGGTAATTTTAGTACGGCCAACATTTCTTCTCTTGTTGGTACTGCAAATACTGGAATTTACACTAGAATTGAGGCTGCTGAAGCTTCAGCTTTAGCATTTTCTATTGCATTAGGTTAATATAAATAGTGAATCAATACTAAGGAATTTATTCAATGGCAAACAATTTTAAAAATTATTTTCTCAAAAACGCCACAACAACTGCGGCCAACGCATATGTCGGCCCAGCATCAACGCAATCTACGGTTATCGGTATGACTATTGGTAACACAACTGCATCACCGATTAGTTGTAATGTAACTGTGGTGTCTTCTGGTGTAACTTATTTCATGGTACAAAATGCCACCATATCTAATGGCGGTGCATTAGTGCCAATTGGTGGTGACCAAAAACTAGTTATGGAAGCTGGAGATTATATGCAAGTACAAACATCAGCAGTAAATTCAGCTGATGTAATCGTATCGGTTTTGGAGATAACATAATATGTCATATCTTGGCAACGAACCTGGTGTAGGGTCTTTTATTGTTGCAACCGAAAGGTTCAACGGTACTGGTGCTTGCACACAGTTTACAATATCACAAACAGGAATTTCTGATGCCAATACTATTGATGTTATCGTAAACAGTATTCAGCAAGACCCAATAAATTCCTATTCTATTGCTAGTGGTGTAATTACGTTTACTGAAGCACCATCCGCAGGTACTCAGAATATTACTGTTAGATATCGTGCAACAACTGTTATCACATATAGCAGTATACAGAATTCACAGATACAAGATGGAACAATTCAAGCATCTAAGTTAGCATCTGGTGTGTTACCTACTGCAACTGCAAACTCTGCGGCACTTTATGCCAATGGCTCATTTGTTGCAGCTAACTCGGCAGGTGTTTATGCTAATTCCGCTTTTGCTGCGGCCAATAGTGGTGGTTCAGCCGCATCATATGCCAATTCAGCATTTGGTGTTGCTAATACCGATGTAACTAACATAAGTATCACTAGTGGTACATACGGCAATGCAGCATATTATCCAATCATTACTGTTTCAGCAAATGGTAGGATTAATACAGTATCAACACAAGTGGTAACGGGTGTGGATGCTCATCCGTTTTTCTTTACAGCAATGGGGTCATAATGCCAACAGCATATAAAATTTTAGGTCAAACACTACCAA